GTCGTAGTTGTAGACGTCAACGTCAGGCAAGATCTTACTGATCTTAGAGCTGGCGTCTAACGCATCATCGATGGCGTCACGTGTAGCGTTGATCGCAGGGATAACGACATTACGTGCATCGTTCTTAACCTGGTTAACACCGGCAGCGAGAACGTCAACTGTGCGCTTTTTAGTAAAGCCGTGCTCAGAAGGCAGAACGATCTTAAGACCTTCCGCATCAACACGACCAGTATCAGTTGGAGAGGCTACCGCGAACAGTACTTTATCAGTATCTTCGTCAGCACAGCCTAAATTAGAGCTCGCCATGGTCAGATTGCCAATGGGTTGCCCAGCAACAACTTCAAGACAGACACCGCGCTCGGTAAGCATCTGTGCCAACGGCATAATAGCCGCGATCTCTTCTTTCTTCAGCATGATGCTTCCCTTAGCTGTTCGTAGATGGAACGACGACCAGCAACGGCGCTACGGTGTTCTGTAGTTTAGCTGCGATCAAGTTTGGTAATACAGACGGATCACCCAGTGAACTCAAATCAGCAATCTCATTACCGCTGACCTGCGCCATCACCGCTGAAACAGTCGATACGACGTTGGCCATGACATTGGCATTATCGTAAAGGTTAGATGACATAAACACTCCTCAAGATACTGGGGGTTGTTACACCCCCAATTGTTAAATTACAGCGGGCGACGGAATTGCGGCTGCAGGCCACGAGTCAATTTATCGTACACTTTACTTGCAGCTTCAGCTTTGGTGATGAACCCGTCTTTGTTTACGTCCAAGCCTTGGTTCTGGCTGTACGTAGTGGGACGAGCACCTTTAGACCACAGAACGAAGTCTTCTGGTTTACCAACAGCAGCAGGCCACAGGATCTTCATGTACAGATCACTTACACTGCGCAGTTTACCGGTCAGCGGTTTGAAGTACAGATAGACGTATTCGAGCTGTTGCTCTGCGGTCATCTTCACTAACGCATCCACGGTTGTACCACAGTCTTTAGCAGCAGCTGCACCGAACTGGATCAAACCGTAGTAAGGTGCACCGGCACCGTTCTTAATGGTAGGGCTGAACGTCTCACCAGATTCAAACGCCATGCATGCCATTAACTGATCTGCACCGGACGCTTGGATAGTTGAACCATTGCCGTTGTTAACAACCACGTCAGGGATCTGCAAATCAGCGGCCATTTTAACGACACGGGCAGCAAACGCTGGAGACACCTTAGCGCTCCATGCAATACCTAATTTTCCACTCACAATGTTGCCACCTTTACCTGCTGCGATACACGCGGTTAAAGCAGCCTGAGACAATTTACCCCAGGCGCCGTCAACGATGCCGGTGTCGTACCCGGCGTCTTTGAGTTGTTGCTGAATGCTACGAATGGATTCTACGCTCACATTTACTCCCTTAATGAACGGTAAAGTTTGATCGCATTACGTGTTACTGTATAAAGGTAAGAGTTCATCCCGCCGATGATGTACGGTGACGTTACCATACGGTTAGCGATAGACAGGTTGGAGAATATAGCCCCAACTAACTTACCCGACACGGTAGTAATTACATCGTCGTAAATGTAACCAAACGTAGATTTCATCTGGTTGGCAAATACGCCTTTGTCACCAATGATGGTTGGCATCGGTGTAATCAGATACACGCGAATGACTGCCTGTTTACTTTCCAGCGTATTACCGCCGACACGTAAACCTGACAGGACTTCACCTACCTCTGATTTATTACCACGCAACTGACGGTTCAACTTACGGCGTTCACGGTCAGAACGGTTTGCAATGACCGCCAACGATTCCGACATAGTTTCAATGTCACCACGATACAGCACTTCAATTTTAGCAACACGACCGATAACTTTAGCTTTTGGGTTATCATGGCTGAAGACGCGAAGACTGTCGTAATTGTCGTCGTCGTCCAGGCCAAGCTTGGCACTAACAGGGTTCTCTAAAGTACATAAGATTGTTTCCTGATCTACCTCTTCGCCCACAGTTACCAGGTTACGCACCTCTTGATCGAAGTTCACCATGATGTTAATTGGCTTACCCGTAAAGGTGGCCAAGTCTTTACCCACGCCGGAGTAAATCATCGAGGAGTCTTCATACGTGAACTGGTCTTCCATCAACGCGGTGTTGACGATTACCCCAGCTTTCCAAGAAACCTGTGTAGGCTCCATGAAGTCACGTTCAAAGTAGTTGCGGTTCCAGCAGAGCACATCACCTTTCTTAAAGGCATCCCCTGCTTTCATGTCGGTAATAATTTCATGCACGTACGTTGTGCCTGACGCTGTACCAAAGCACGTACCAATTTCAACACCAACGACTTTATCACCGTAGTCTGCCAGCAGGTGCTTATTGCTGATTTCCTTTATTACGCCATCGGCTTCTGCAGGGTATGCATACAGCTTACTGGCACGGTGTGCGACCATACGTTCTGCACCGGTACGATACGGCGTAGTTTTGTAACCTACCGCATACATCGCCTGTGAGTGCTGTACCGAAGTAAACATCACACGCTGAGGTGAGTCACGGTCAGAGGCTGGGTTTAACAGCGCAGTGAACGATACCAGATGTGCAGGGTTGGTTTCATCAGTTGCTGCTTGTGCGTTACCACGCAAGTCAGTAATCAATGGGTCAGACGTTAAGTGTGACGTGTAACCTACGTCGGAGTTATCGACAGACGACTCGGACACTACACCCAGGTTGTCTTTGATAAACTCACGGCTTGGCTTAGTCATTGAGCGTGCAGTACGACCACCCGTACCACCAAAGGTCACAACAGAGGTGTCTTTGATATTGTGGATTGGGTTACATTCTTCAATCGGTGTTTGAGCTGTATCATCAAGCAGTGAATACCAAACTGCTTCTGGGTTCATCTCAAAGCCCGTCTTCCCGGCAACTGCTTTGGTCTTCAGGATACGTGCCGCTTTCACCAACTCATTGTACACCGAACCGGCTACACGTTCTGAGCAGCGCAGACGTTGTTCACGCATTGACGTCTCACGAATGTGACGGTCAGTCAGCAGCATGTTGATTGCATGAATTAACAGCAGGTCAAAACGCTGAGGCGCATGAATACGTTTGAGCTCTTCACGTGTGATTGGGTCAATGAACATTTCACGCAGCAGGTCGAGTTCACGAATCCAGCGAATACCAAGACCCGCAGAGTTAAGCAGGTTAGCGTACACCGACTTACGATCAAAGTCATAACGGCTAAAGCGCTGCACTTCTTTGTCGTAGTAGTTGAACCCGTTTAGTAACATCGCCGCTAAACGATCCGTACGGTTGAAGACTAGCACCTCATCGTTAAAGGTGACCGTGCGTTCATCTCGCGCTAAGTGAAGACGCTCACCGCGCTGTACAAAACGAACCTGGAGCTGAAGCTGCATGATCATCGCCGTTAAGCCGTAGTAGTATGCCATGATGACACCCACTGGAATCGCTTTACGGAAGACAGTCATCTCTGCAGTTTCAACAGGCGCTTTAGATGTGTCCAGTCCCAAGAACCCTTCGAAGTCACCCAATGGATCCAGCACGTCGCCTTTGGCTAAGTACAGGTTACCACCGTCATCCATTAATACCGGTGCGCCCTCTTTACTACCACAGATCACCAACTTGTTAGCGTAGTAGCGTTCAAAGACTTCTTCAGTGAACACGGCTTTCGCTTGCTTCAAGCTAAAGATGAAGTTGATGCCGTCGAAGTCAAAGCCTTTATAGCGCTGTGATACGATAGCATAAACGTGCGGCACTAATACAGACGGTGTGAAATAACGACCGATAACCAGGTTAGTAATCTTCGGGTCTTCTTGTTGGTCTGGTTCTTTACGTGTGTCACGTACGGACATCAGGTTAATGCGGTTACACAACCATTTACCGTAGTCGTGCACAACCTTCTCCGAACGGTCCATGAACAGCTTACCGTAGTAAGACGTCATTGATACCTTGGATGGGCTGACTTTACGAATAGGGATGTCCACACGCTGTTTACGTACACGAGACTTAACGCCGTTGACGTAAGTGGTGCCGTCTGGCTCAAGCTTAGGCACACGGAAACGAATGGTAGTGACTTTACCGCCTACTGGCTGAACCTGAACCGAATACGCCACGTACGCTGTGACCGCATCCTGTTTCTCTTCACGCTGATAGTCAATGATCGCTACGCCGGTGTTTTGTAACGCAACCACGGCATTCGCAATGTCGGCTTCCAGGACGTGCTCGATGTAGTTCTTATCGAGGTTGTTCAAACACGTAGACAGCATCGCTTTGTTCAGTACGGATACTGAGTCAGGCGCTTCACCACCACTT